AAATTTAGTTTTGGTAAATTTGGTCTAAAATTTCTTTAAACTCTTCTTCCAATATACTTTTACTTTCTGCTAGTGATAATATTTCAACTAACCCTGTAAAAAGTTCCTGAACATTTTCAATATCAATAGGCATGGATACACCTTCCTTTGAAGGCAACCATTCTTCGTCAAAGTCTAAATAGTATTTTCGGAGAGAAAGGTACTCAACACCTCTAAAGGTGTTGATTACTAAACGGAGTTGCTCCGTATCTCCTTCTGTAATTACTCTTTCATATTTTGTAGGTGCACTTAAATCAATCATTTTTAATTATCCTATTTAATGGTACAATACTTGTCACATTATTAGGCATCAATAGACGATATGAGTCTGTGTCCCAACAAAATAAGAGGACTGTGTCTTTAGATTCTTTTGCTCTATTTTTCTTTTCTGCTATATACTTCGTAGAAAAGTCTCTAGTGCAAATATTGTATTTTAGTCTGCGTGAATTCTTACTTCTGTAAGTAATGACTGCATCGCCTGCGTCATCTAGTTTCTTTTTAAAATCATCCTTTGTCATGTTTCCTCCAATTTTATCTAACAAATGATTATTTGAATTGTAAAATTTTTGGTTACATACTATGGATGCAAAAAACTAGGGTACCCTAAGATACCCTAGCTAAAAAACTAAAACTAATTGTTTAAGTTATTTACTACTGTGGTGAAGTATACTGCTGCTTTACCAGTTAGTTTTGAGATGATTGCTTCATCAATATCCTGACCTGCATCACTCAGCGCACTAGTCAAGGAGGATTGTGCGTCAGCAACACTTACTCTACCACCACCGCTTGAACCGCCTGAAGATCTAGCTGCTGGAGTTTTTCTTACATAAACACCTGCTTTTGTAAGAATCATTCTAACACCATTTGGAGATTCTTCTAGCTGCTCTGCGATATCTTTTACTATCTCCATACTATTCTCTGGAGTAGGTTCTTCAGCGACATACATGTCAACTGCTTCTTGTTTTTTCTCGTCTGTCCAAGACATTCTTTTTCTCCTGTTAATTGAGCCAAATCGTGATTTGTATTCTACTATGCTGTCTGTATTACGATAGCCTGGAGCCCATCCAGTTGCTTGTAATTGTTGCATATAAAATCTATCACTCATTAACTGTTCTTCTAAAATATAATTATATTATATAAAAATTTTAAGGCGGTGTCAAGAACTATTTTTCGTTTCCTTATGAAAAATGTCTTTTGATTGCTTCTAACTTATCTTCGGCCTCTGCTAATTTAGCAACCTGAGACTCGATAGCTTCTACAATCTCTGGGTGTTCCCCAATTCCAACAGAATTTCTTTGATATGCAAGAACATTTGCTTTGCATACTGCGATTTCGCCTTCTAATTTTTTACATAATGCTTCTAATAAATAGTTCATATTTATCTCCTTGGGAAGTTATCCCACCTGTAGAATTTTTTAGTTTCTGAATCCCAATACCAACCTTTATGTTTTTGATTTTTATTTTCAGATTCTACATATTTATCTTTTGGAAACTGATTTGGAATACTAATCATTCCATTTTGTTCTTCTAATAATTTCATATACCAAATTGCCATTATAATTTTTTAATTCCAAATACATAGTTATCAGCAGCATCTTCTGCATATGATTCACTATGTCCCTTGTAAGTTTCTGTTTTAATAAACTCTCCATTTTTGTAGAAAGCACAACCCCAATCGTCGCCTATTTTTATAGTGTCTGCTTGAAGGTCGCCTTTCACATATGAAGAATAAACATCAAAATTTTTATTATTTATCATTATTAATTCCTAATACTCCCTTTACAAATCCATCTTGAAACCTTCCTATCTTATCGTCAAATAATATAATCCATGCTATGAAAGGGAACATAATAAAAAATATTACAAATACAATGAGAAAAGATAAAATAGGTTTCTTCACCATAATATTATTTCTATCTATAGACGTAATTATTCTATGACAGGGGAACCAAATCCTCCACATAGCCAATCCTACGCCTGAAATATACATAGCGATTGCAAATTTAAATAAACTTAACTCCATATTGCTCCAAATGCCTTAGACTTCCTAAGTCATATGCGAGCTGAGATGAGTACCTTCCACCATACTCTATGTGTGGAAAGAAAGTTCCTTCAAAATTGTTTTCTTCTATTGTATATATTAAATAACACTTTGCTCCATGCTTACTTTCGTAATCCATGTTAGTGTGTTCTCGTATTATTTTTGCTGGAAAATTCTTACGAATTGCCCATACAATCTCTCCTTCTTTAAAACTATCACTTACACACTGCTCGGGAAGCATAGCATTTCGTATGCCCTCATAGTCAGTTGCAGGTAGTTTCATTGGAATACCGAGCCTATCTACTATTGCTTTCACAAAAGCAGGGGAACGATATATCGATTGTGCTATACTAGATACATTAAATCCTTCAATATACATTTGAGCTACAGTTTTTAATTCATCTTCACTCGCGGGTTTACCTTTGTTCATAGAGCGTCGTCTTTCACGAAACTCCATTGTATCACGCCAGTCATCTATAATTTTCTGAAGTCTGGTCGTGTTATACCTAATATTCAGAATCTCACAGGCTTCCTTTTTCGTGATAGGATTATCTGCTTCTAGTAATGATACTACATGTTGTATATTAGTATCAGTTAGTTTTTCATGTGATTTACTTTTTATTGCCATCTTCACTCCCTAATAAAATAATTGTGTAATGAATAATTTTTAGTAAATCTACTTCATTTTTTCCGTTTTTCTTACCATATCTTTGAGCATACTTAATGATGTTTCCAATACAGAAACCATCAGCATGTCCTGCATCTACAATGAACTCTGTAGATTGAATTTTATTCATAGAATAGTGAGCATCATAAGTGCCATCAATGTAGTTCTTTACCATTTTAAGAATTTTATCTTCTTGAAATTTGTAATTAATTTTCTTCTTACTGAAAATATTACTCACTAAGTGCTTTCTCCAGTTCTGTATAACCTCCAATCTTCTTGCCGTTTAGTATAATTTGTGGAAAAGTTCGAGCAGTAGGAAATTCAGCCATAAATGCCTTTGCATCGAAGTCCTCTCCGAGCATAAGATATCTTACTTCAGCACCTTTCATTTCTGCTAGATTTTTTGCCATATTACAATACGGGCAGTTTGGTTTGCTATAAATTGTTATTTTCATTTTGCAGTTATTCTCCTGTCAGTCCATGCAAGTCCTTCGTCCCACCAATCAGGTTGTGGTCTGTGTGACCAAGTAGCGAAGGTTGCTTTATCTGTATGATAATATAAACGATACGAGCCAATGACATCATTTTCATCTTTTAGCTCGTCTGGCATAGCCATGCCAAATGGAGTGAGTCCCTTGCGGGGCATATTCTTAGGTTCGGGCAGTCGATTGATTACTTCAACCACTGACTTGTGTAACTTGCCATAACGATAATGATACTCATCATTAAGAGCATTTGCATAGCAGTGAACCCACTCAAAGTTATCTAAAGATGACCTTGTCCATATCGTGCAAGGATGATTGTACATCATTGGTAGATATGGAGTTAAAGGTCGTTCTTCCATTGGTAAATGTTTGATTTCAGCTTTGGATTTATTTAATACTTCTCGTTCTTCAGCATTTAATGCACGAGGAACGAAACCTAGTAAGTGGTCAATCCATACAGCTGTGCATAGCAATTGTGCAGCCTCGAGAGGCATCTTTACAATATGCTTATCCACATGGTATTCTGCACACTTATCTAAATCTTCGTCTAAGTAAAATAAATTCATCTAATCCAACATTTATAGCCAGTACATTCCTTTTTTGGTATGCCTGGGCAGTATTCACAAAAAGAAAAACGACTACTCCTGTCCTTGCGGAGAGAAGTAATCGTTTTAGATTGTTTTTGCTTTTTGTTATTTTTCATAATATGTATATTATACAGAAAAATTAACCAAATGTCAAGAACTATTTTTATTTGCTACCAAAGGCTTTTCCTGCTTCGCTGATACCAAATGCACCTAAAGTAACTACTACGAATGAGGTGTAGATTGTGTCAGAAATGACTAAATCTTGCCCCATAAAAGCAGTCACTAAATCACATAACCCAAAAATAGTCATCAATCCAAAGGAAATAAATCCAATGATTGCTTTTTCGTTTATATCATTGTCGTCTAAAAACAAATCCATAAACTTTCTTTTTGGTGGTTCTAGTTGAGCCTTGGCAGCTTTAGCTTCATCCTTTAAGAGTTTAATAGTATCTTCGGCATCGTCGAGTTTCTCGACTAATCTCATATACTTATCAAGGTCTATTTGGACTTCATTGCGAGTATTATCAGCGGTATCGGACATTATTTATCCTTTGCTTTACCCACATTTAATGCGAACCAGTCTACGATTTTGTAGACTTTCTTCATCCAACCATCATCAATTGGGGTTGGAGTCAGAGCCGCAATTAACGAAGCTAACATTACGATTGTTGGGATTACGGCTATCCAAGCCTGTACCCATTGAAAGAACTCTAACATTCTTCTCTCCTTTTGCTCTTGCGAGCCTTTTCCTATTGCTAGGACAATTTTTGTAGAGGCTTATAGTATTCTATACTAGATACTTCTATATCCTCCATTTTTTGAAATTCTACATCATAGCATAAGATTTTATCAGATGCGTTTGATTGTTTGAATTTCAAGGGCATCATACTTTCATGTAGAGTATATTCTCTATTGTAAATGTTGCCACTTTTTAAACTTTTAAACTGTATTTCTACTATGCCTTGTTTTAAGATATCAATTAATTTATTAATGTCCACTCTTTTCCTCTAATTTTTTAATTCTATTATCTATAGACTCCCAACTATCAAATTCACACAAATCTTTTGGAGGGTGACTATCTGCTTCTAATTTAAGTATTCTTTCCTCTAGCTCTTCTAGCCAATCTTCTATATCTTCAAAACGTTCTTGCGCAGGAAAGTGTTTGTCAAACCAACTTGAAGCTTTTTCTAATCTTCTTTTAATTAGTAGATTCTTTATCAGGTTGAACATCTGTGACCTTTCTATAGTAAACTACTACTTCTTTTAATTCTCTAATATATCTTTTGAGTTCTTGAGTGTTATATGCCATTAATTCATAGTCAGGCACACTCATAGCGAAGAATACTACTTGACCTTGGTCTTTCTCTATTCTTGCTAAAAATTCTTCCACATTCTTATCGGAGACTACATACCAATATGGCTCTTTGAGGTCTATCTCACGCGGCATAATTGGTTGTATTATTTTTCGCTCTATCGGTGCCGCCGATACTTCAATTTTTTTACTTGGAATCAGACTGCAACTGCACGCCATCATCAAGCATGTCGATATCGCGACTGTCTTGCTCAATGCCATCAAAAACCTCCTTTGTAGCTTTATT